AAGCACTAAATGACAATCCATGTTCCTCCGCAAGCATTTGTTGTTCTAGCATTTCATATTGCCTATGCATATGAGAATGCTTATCACAATAAGTACCTCTCATTGGGTAGCCCTTCCTAACTTTATGTAAAGGTATCGGTGGTCTAGTTGAATCAGAAGCATTCCAACGCTTTTGTGTACCACATACTACACACCTATCTTTTATATTAAATGCAAACTTATATGGAATTTTTAAAAATGTTTTTTTCTCAGGTTTAAGAATGGCAACAATTTCCTTTAATTGTTTTTTTGGTTTATTGCTTTTAAATTCATATGTCATTATAGAACCCGGCGCTCGAGCCATTTGTTTAGGAGGTAGAAACGGGTTTGCTTCTACATATGCATTGGTAGAACCAATCAAACTAGGAGGTTGATAATTCATACTCATAATCTAACCCCATCCATTTCTCTACATTCAATACAGTTACAAAATTCACTCATAGAACAATTCAATGTTGTATAATATCTTTTTTCTTTTCTTTTCATTTAATCACCTAATAATCTTTAATCATTGTTAATACACCACGATATACCATTTCTGAATCTGATTTTGCACTCACTATGTATTTGAAGCATGGTATTCCCTTTTCATTTAATTTTGTCATTCCGCTTTTAAAAGTCTCAAATATTGGATGGTCTTTAATTTCTCCTTTATGTGGATATTTATCTTTCCATAAATCATATTTGTTAGCCCATATACCTACTGCTATTGGATAATCATGAGATTTTTTTCTACCTTTTTTATTTATAGCATCCCAATAAGGAGAACATATTGTATCAACTAAAAAAGTCCAACACAATTGTTGCTCAATATCATAATGTTTATCCATATGTCTGTCATCAATCATGAATATGATATACTTAACTTTTCTAGTTTTCATATCCCCAATCCATTCAGACCAAAATACTGTTTCTCCTCCTACATCTGCTGTCTTAACTGTATGTGCATCACCATCTAATTTAACATATTTCCTACTTGCCTTTTCACGCCCAACAGTTCTTTTCTTAATTTCAGGTACTTCTCCTCTAGTTCTCAATTGATGATGTAATGTTGTTTTTCCTACCTTTGTTGCACCATAAACACCAAAGGGAATAGAATGCATTCTGTTCCACATTTTTGCTACGCCCTCTGCTACTAATATAACAAAGCCCGCCATTACTGACATAATTAATCACCACAAATGATGCCACCAATTAACGAATGCATTCCAAGTAGAGTTATAAAGATTTATTCCCCAAAAAGGAAGTGCATGTCCAGCAAAAAAACTAACAATACAAGCAGCAGTTGACCAAAGAAAGAATCTAGTTCTTAAGAACCATATATCAGCAGAATGCGCTCTCTGTAAATCATATGCTAATGTGGATTCATCAAATCCCATTAATAATTCAGAAACCATATACCTCACTCATTCATAGTTAAGAATGTAGGACTTATAGTATTGTCAACAGGTTGTTGATATGTCTGACCAAATGCAGGTACGGGATTTTGTATGAAGTTATTCCCATATGTTTGGTCATACTGTCGCATAGTATCCCTAACTCTTTTACGATTTTCTTCTTCTTTTTGTTTTCTAGCCCAATATGCATCTATCTTTCTTTGTAATAACACATCTTCTATTCTATCAAATAAAGTTAAATCGAATATTGCTTTTAGTATCATTATACCACCTATGGTCAATATCCCAAACAATAGTGCATGGGTATAACCTGCATATGGAAACATAAATCCATATTGGGTATAAAAATAAATATTAACGCCACTCACTGCGCCAACAAATAAAATCGTCATTACTAATCTTGTATCATCTTCTAAACTTGGCATTCTTTTTCCACCTATATCTATGCGAAATTAACCGTGCAATTACCTGCCCCTGCATCAAATTCAACATAGCATCCTTGTGCTAATATTGCCCCATGTAAATCTTGTTCTAATGCTTGAGCAGTTCCACCTGCATGCATATGAAGTCGCAATACTTCTTTTTTACCTGAAATTGTACTATTAGCACTATCCCAAATTTTAATTGTGAATAAAGCATTAGTGGTAGAAGTCATATGAACACTAACTAATCTACATCTATCACTTGATACTAATGTTGATGAGGACAATACCCCACTAGTGTTACAACCTGAACCACTCATGCTTATTCCCAACCATTGAAACAAGGGGTTGCCTTATCAATCTTCGGTTCACTCTTCTAAATCAGAAACAACTTTTTCTTTCTTAGTTTTGAGTGAATCTTTTTTAGCAGCATTAACTAAATCTTCAAATTTAGTAGATGTTTCTGCCTTTGGTTTAGACATAACCTTTTTCTTTGGTTTAGTTTTCTTTTTAGTAGGAAATAAAGTTTCTGCTACTTCTTCTGATGAACCTTGTAGATTAAACTCTTTCTTAATTAATCTTAGTTCATTAGCCCCAAAGTTAGAAATAGCCTCTCTATCTTCACCTGTTAGTTCGACTACTAGCCCTGCATCTCCTAGCATACCTACCGCAATTCCTACGGGTACTACGCAATTCACATCATGGCTTATATGGTAAACTGTACCGCCTCTTCTTAGTAGAAGTGGGCCATCATGTTTTACTCTTTTTAATTTTACATTACTCATTTTCTTTTCCTCCATTATAGTAATCTCATTCCCCTCAGTAAAGAAGGGAATAAGACTACGGTATTATAATGGTATATATTTTCTATTTTAAAGGTTGCCCCATGCTCTTACTCGAACTGAACCACCATTTGCATCATTAGCCAAAGTAGCATTAGTACCATCTAGTGATGTAAACATAAGAGCAAAAGATGTTCCACTCTCATATGCACCTGCGGCACTAATTTCTACTAAAGGCAATACTGCATTAGCATTGTCTGAACCAGTTATAGTTACACAATGAAGAGATGAAAGGCCAAGAGCCGAAGCAGGAATTACTGACCCTGCTGCGACTATTGACGTTACATCTATCAAAGCATCTACAACATATTCATCACCAACAGCCTTTGGAAGTGTAACTCCCTTATGGTCTGCAAGCAAAGTAACTGTATATGCTAAAGCCATTCAAATCACCTAAGCACTCTTAATGTTAGTAATCTTACCTTGACCCTTGAAGAAAGAACAGCAAGTTTCACCCATTGTTCTATACATTCCTTGGTTTCCAAGTTTACCGACACCGAATGGGTTTCCGTTAGTAATTCCATCCTCAAAGTATTGAGTTGGTTTCATAACAGATAGCCACATATGGTCTGTATCTAGGAACAGCATATCACTCAGTTCATTTGTTGAGTTACTACCAGTTGAAGGCATATCCTTTGCAGGGATTAGAGGGATATCAAAGTATGTTGCTACTCTAAATCCAACTTCTTGACCCTTTGCACCTTTTACACCATTATGTGTAGGAACAATCTCTTTCCTATCCATAAATCTTTCTTGGCTTTGTAGTAAGTCAGCAATGTGCTGAATAGTATCGTATCCTGTTAGAATACATTTTGGGTTTCCACCGTTTTGACGGATTCTTCTAATCATACTATTAATCATAGTTAGAGTTAGAACTCTAGCATCACCTGCTGCATATCCATCTCCAAAGTCAACCTCTGCATCCAAGAAAGAAGCAACACCTGTTGCAGCGTTACTACTAATAGTAACACTTCTTGTTGTACCAAACAGATTAACTACATCTGCAACAACTGCGGAGTTATCTCCATTGTTTGCACCAGTAGTCAATAAGTTAGCATTATACATAGCAGCGATTTCACCCGCAGAAGAAACAATCTTCATCAAAGAAGTATAGTTTCTTTCAATGTTTGTTGCTGTACCATCATCATATGATTCGTATGGCATAACTAACATTTTGCTTTGTGTTTCTGCATGATGCTTACCCATATCTTCTCTAACGATTGCACGAATATCTCCGACACCATCATCAATAGCAGCCAATTCCATACCAAGTTCTGAGAACTCAAACAAATGAGCAACAGTTTTTGGGCTTACGAAAAGTTTAGCGTATTCAGGTGAAAGTGGTCTAAATCCATTTGCACCATCTAATGTTGCATTCTCTTCTACTCCACCAATTTGGTCTACTCTAGGTGTAGATAAATCAGCAGTGTTTGCAGCAACAGCAGTTGTTCCTGTTCCAAACGCAGAACCACTACCACCAGTAGGTCGGCTCTTTAGAACTCTCCATCCTGATGATGTGTAAGGTCTTTTTGCTAGAATTGAAAGAGGATTAACCTCTTGGTTTAGCATTGACCATACTTTCTGTCCGTAAAGAACATTGTATAAATCTCCCAATCCACTTGCAGCACTAAACGGGTTAGATGCAGCATCATGGGGCGTTCCGAATCCACCTACAACACCACTACTCTTCAATAGAGCATTACCAGCAGGGCCGGTTAATCCGTATGTTGCGGCTTCTAAATCTTTTATTGTGTTTGTATATCCACTCATTTTATATCACTCCTAAAACTTCCTCGCTAGATTGTGAATATCTCCCCAACTCATAGAAGATAACTCTTCTGATGTTGCAGGGAAACCTTCAGGTAATCCAAACGAAACTTCTTTTGCTTTTGCTATTTCAGTGTCTTTAGAAGACAATGATTTGCGTAGTTCAGCAAACTCTTCTTTTAATGCTGCTACTTCTGTACGAGCATCATATTCTGCTCTCTCATTAGCAGACTTTCTTACAGCCTGTTCTGAAACAAATCTTGTTTCAAATTGTTTTGATAAGTTTTCATAAGCAATCTTTTCTAATTGTTCTGCTTTGAATTGCTCATAAGCCTTTTCAACATTTTCAGCAGATAAATCTAATGATTTAAATTCTGATGCATCCCATTCTTTAGACACTTTTAGAGGTGCAGGAGTTGCAGTAGGATTACCATTGGTTACTACTTCTTCACCTGCTTCTATGTGTACTAAATCTTGGTCATCCAATGCTTTTGCTTCATCGTCATCAAGAGAAAGTTCCATCTCTTCTTTCCCATCTTCCGTAGCCATGTACTCCATGTCTTCTTCCATTGGGGCTTCCA